ATCCACATAAAATATCACTTTTTTTGTTCTTATTTTGTTCTAAAATCAAGAGAAATACCCCATATTCCACATCAATCCAACGATTGATACGACTGATAATACTAGGTTAGTTGTGATGATAGAATACTCTTTCCATATGATACCTACGAATACCCATAGGAACCCTCCTAAAACCGTTATAATGGGTCCTAAAGGGTATATATTGATAGAGTTTAGCCCTACTCCAAGTATCAAAACACCTGTTCCGAGCCATTTAAGAATATTAGATATATTGTTATTTTTCATCATATATACATAATACCATAGGTAAAAAGCGTTGTCAAGCACTTTTTTCACTATTTTTGAAGTTTTTTTGTTGATTTTAAAGGGTTTTTAGGCGAGCCAATTGAACATTGCTCGCATAGATAGTAGTAAATACATCAATTCCATCAATGCTCTCGGATAATCTTTATCTCTGTACCCGAACCAGACCCACATTATACACGCTATAATTGAAAGGAACCAACCTATCCATTGAGTATTTACATTTGCTTCTGATAGTATGTAAACTGAAGAAATTGCGATTGCAAGTCCTAACCATCTATCCTTATTCTTTATCTTTGTCCATAGTTTGGTCATAGCCACACCTTGCAATGTAGAAAGCGTCTACTATATCAGTAACAGGATTTGATAGAGTTTGTTGGTCTAGTGCTTCCATCAGATTTATACCTGTTTCTTCATACCACTTATCATACATTCTTGTTTTGTCTGCATTACCTTTACCAGTTGCCATCTTCTTAATAACTGATGGTACTAGTGTTACAAATTTCATATTCTTTTTGTAAAGTTTATGTTTAAGTAAACCTGTGTTCTCGGCAAGGTTGAACACCCTACCTTTACTACCAAAAGAATAGTCTTCTATGAATACCGTAGGATTAATACTATTTCCTACTGCTCTTTTGAATACCCAATTAGATATATTATCGTGTCGTTCTTGTTGATTGGTGTAGTCTTCTATTCTGTCACCAATAACTTTACCATCTAAAAATACACCTTCGTATTTTTTAGTACTTGTAAGATAATAAAACTTTGCATTTTCATAACTTAAATCTTCACTTTCAAATATACAACAACAAGGACAAGTCAAAGAATAATCAATTCCAATTATCTTCGTCATCCTCCTGCTCCTCAATAAGTTCTTCTTCATCTGCGTTGTCAAGAGCCGCACCACAAAAGACGCAAGAGATTGGTTCTAAATCTTCTTGCTCCCATACTAATGTAAACTCCTCCTCACAATGAGGACAATGATACTTTCTCTTGTTCATATTATAATTTAAATTTCTTAAACTGGTCTTTCTCTACATCTTGTTTAATGCCACCGATAACATAACTTTCAATCTCTGTTTCCTGTGGTGCATTTTGTAGACTTCTTGAATTGAACCAATGTTCGGTCCAAGGTAATGGGTTTGCACTTCCAACATCATACTTTGCTTTTAAACCTATTGCCTTCATTCTCTTGTTAGCAGTCCACTCAACATAGTTATGTAGTAGTTTTTCTGATAGACCTACCATAGAACCTTTAGAAAATAAATGTGTTGCCCACCTTTTTTCTTCTAATACAGCGTCATCGTATAACTTCTCTACATACTTTTCATTGTTTTTAATAACCTTATTCATAACTTTATCATTCTCTGGTCCTCTGTAGTTATTAATAATTCTTTGTGATACAGCAAGATGTTGACTTTCGTCTCTTGCAATAAATGATATAATCTTTGCACTACCTTCCATTAATTTAAGTTCACCAAAAGCGAAACTACAAGCAAACGATACATAAAATCTTAAACCTTCTAGTATGTTTACCGTACATAATGTACGCCATAACTTCTCTTTTAGTTCATACTCATCTACTTCCATACCAATAGATTTCTTATTACCTAATTGTATTAGTTCATCGTAATGTTTAGTAATACTTTCACTTCTAACTTCTATATTCTTATCGTCTATGATAGTATCAAATACTTCGCCTGGATTAGAATATAAGTTCTTAATGATGTATGTATAACTTCTACTATGAATAGTCTCTATGAAGTCCCAAGTTACAATACAACCTTCTAATTCTGGTAATGATACAAAAGGTAAAAATGCCAAACAAGGTCCTCTGCCTTGTACACTATCTAACATTGTTTGGTATTTCAAATTAGAAGTAAATATAAACTTTTGTTCTGGTCTTAATAGTGACCAATCTGACCTATCTTTCTGTAATGAGACTTCTTCTGGTCGCCAGAAAAAACCTAATTGTTGTTGTGTCAACTTATCAAAGATAGGATATTTCATACTATCATATCTTTGTACCTGCAAATCTTCACCGAAAAACATCGGTTGCTTTGTAAAGTCTAAACCTTTTTCTTTATTAAACACACTAGTTGCCATTTATTTTTTTATCTTTCTCTTTATTAAATATTACACGCCTCACATTCCTCTTCACCTTCTGGTGTTGTAGGAATAGTGATATCTTGTAACACATTCTTTTCTTGTTCTGGCTGTAAGTTTACTGAACCTACTACCTGCTCATCGTAAGTCATAGGGTGTAAAGGTTCAACTTCTTCTTTCTTACCATCATATGTATTCTGATAGTAGGAAGTCTTCCACCCATATTTATAAGTTGTTAATAAGTCATTTGCCATTGTAGAAATAGGTACTTGGTTCTCTGAAAATAGTTCAGGATTATAAGACCAGTTACCTGATATACCTTGGTCAAAATATTTCTGCATTACTGATACTACATTTATATATCCAGTATTGTCTTTCATATCCCATAACAAAGTATAATTGTTTTTTAATCTAGCATAGTCAGGTACAACTTGTTTCAATGTACCTTTCTTTGACTTCTTAACACTTAAAAAGTCTCTAGGTGGTTCAATGCCGTTTGTAGCATTTGATACCACACTAGAGGATTCCGAAGGCATTTGGGCAGAGAGAGTGCTGTGTCGTAGCCCATACTGCATTATATCTTTTCTTAAAGTCTCCCAATCAAAGCTGAGTTTACGATTTACAATCTCATCAACTTCTTTTTTGTAAGTATCAATAGGTAAGATACCATCGGAATATTTTGTTCTATCAAAGTAATCACATTTAGTTTTTTCTTTTGCGATTTCATTACTCGCCCTCAATAGATAATACTGAAATGCCTCTGTTAATTTATCAACTTCTTTCCACGCCATCTTCTGGTCGTATGTATAACCTTTTTTCGCAAGGTAATGAGCAAGACCAATATAACCTATACCAAGACTTCTTCTCGCCTTTGTAGATACTTCAGCGGCCTTTACAGGATACTTCTGATGGTCTATTACTTCTTCTAATGCTCTTACTGATAAATCACATAGACTTTCTAATTCGTCTAAATTTTTCAAAAGACCTACATTGATTGCACTTAAAATACACAATGCAATTTCACCTTCTCCGTCTATATGTTCAATAGGGTCTGTAGGTAATGTAATCTCTTGACATAAGTTACTCATATTAACTTTGTCTTTAAATGAAGAGTGTGAGTTAGCGTGGTCTATATTCATAATATAGATACGACCTGTCTCTGCTCTTTCTTTTAGTAAGTCAAAGAATAAAGATTGTGCAGATATTTTCTTTCTATAAATTTTTGTATTCTTTTCATAACTTAAATATAGTTCATCAAATTTATCTGTACCAAATGCTTCATATAAACCATCTACTTCGTGTGGTGAAAACAAAGTTATATCTTCATTGTTAATAAATCTTTCATAGAATAGTTTAGATATTTGAATAGAGTAATCTAGTTTTCTAACTCTATTATCTTCACTACCTTTATTGTTTTTCAATACAATAATATCTTCTATCTCTTTATGCCATATAGGAAAGTGTACCGTAGCACAACCACCTCTTACACCATTTTGTGTACAAGATTTTACGGTTGCCTCAAACTTTTTTAGAAAAGGTATTACACCAGTATGTGCAACTTCACCACCTCTAATCTTTGAGTTGATACCTCTAATTCTTCCTGCGTTGATACCAATACCTGCCCTTTGAGCAGTATAATAACCTATAGCAGTATCAGAAGAAAATATACTAGGAAGACTATCGGCCACATCAACAAGGACACAACTTGCATATTGTCTAATAGGCGTTCTAACACCTGCCATAACAGGAGTTGGAATGTTAATTTTAAATTTACTAATCGCTTCATAATACTTTCTTACATATGTTAATCTTTTATTTTTAGGATATTGTGCAAAGATAGTAGCCGCAATCATAATATACATAAATTGAGGTGTCTCGTAAATTTCACCACTACTTCTATCTTGAACAAGATACTTATCCATAACTTGTCTTAAACCTGCATATGTAAAATTATAATCTCTATCGTGGTCTATCATAGTTTGCATACGGTCAAAGTCTGCCTCTGAATACCATTCTAAAATGTTCTTATCATAGACACCTAGTTTTACACATTTCTTAATATGTGTTTTTAAACTAGGGTGGTCCCACAATCTTCTGTTAATAGATTTTCTCAAACTATAAAGTAATAGTCTGGCGGCAACATATTGATAGTTTGGTGTTTCTAATGAGATTAAATCTGAAGCAGATTTTATTAATATTTGTTGAATTTGGTCGGTAGGAATGTTATCATAAAATTGAAGTCCACTATTCATTTCAACTTGGGAAGCAGATACACTTTTTATATCTTCACAGGCGTATTCTACCATATCGTGTATCTTGTCAATATTAAGTTGTTCTCGTCCTCTGCCGTTTCTCTTAATTACATAAATTTCGCTTACACCGTTTTCGCCCATAATTTTTATCCCTCTATACTTTCTTATATGTTATTAATTGCTGACTTGCTGATAGTTTTGAATATGTGTTGATACTTATAATTTCACTTAATTGTACTTTCGTAACTCCTGTCATAATCAAATCATTTACATCTTTCAGTTGAATGTCGTTTGGCCAAATAAAAATATTGTAACCTTGTTCTATTATTTTTTCCATACGACTTACTATTTCTTTATTTCTCGGTTCGTTATCAAATATATATGTAACTTTA